CTAGCCTACCGAATGCCAGGCGAATGCACCGGGCCCAAAGGAGGCTGAAACCTGCGCGACCGCGATGTCGTAGGCCCCCGTCAACCCATCCTCTGATTTCATCGCAGCGGAATACTGCCAATTCGGTGCGCTGGTGATCGTCTCGCGCAGCAAAGCACCCTCGGAGAATAGGCGAATTAAGTAGGATTCACTTTCTTCCCCCAGCGGCACCTCAAGCCCGCCCCAGTCTTCGCCATCCAATCGCGTCCGACGCACCCATGAAATGTCGTCACCAACAGCCGACGCAAAAACTCGCAGGTGCGCTGGCGCATAGGGCCTCAGCCCGTTTCCATCGAAGGCTTCGACCATATGCACATAAGCCGGATCCTCATAACCTCGCGTTGCGGGGCCGATGCGGTAATGCTTGGCCACGCGGCGTTCGGTGCGCAGCAGCCCAGTCTGATAGACTCTTTCATCCAGCAGCACAAATATTGACCCTTCAGGCCAAACATCGGGCATCAATGCATCTGTCCCCAGCTGCCCACGCAATCGACCCGACAGGTTGTATATGCCAGCCTCCTGCAAAGTCGCCTCAGAAAACTGAAACACTTCCCAATTGCCTGGCGTTCCGTCACCAATCGCGGCCAGATTGGCACCACTCAGAAGTGCTGAGCGGGCGCGCGACTCCAACACTCCATCGATCAGATTGACCCGCAATGCGGCGCCTTCGTCCCAAAGGCCAGCTCCGGTGCGCCGCAGCGGGGTTTCGGTGAAACCAATCACAGCCTGCCCCGCGATCACCTGATGCAGCGTGTAGTCCTCATCCTGTGCCGCCGAATATACGGCCACGCTTCCGGGCCAGGGCTCAGCCGAAATCGCCAGATACGGCGCATGGGGCGCTTCGGATCCGGTGATCAGCGGCAGATCCATAAACACCGGCAGAACCGGCACCGGAGCGATAAACGGCTTGGCCGCTGCCACGTCATCCTGCACTTCGGATGGCGTGTAGACGCCGGGCTCAATCCGCACCGCATCCGCCAGCTGCATCTCAGCCTGTTCCAGCCGGTCGATCCGATACAGCGTTCCGTTCCCGGCATCGGGCAGACGCACCACGTCTCCTGCCCCGACATTCAACAGCGACGGTGGCAGCGCAAACCGGGCCGTCTCGCGCGAGATCCGGGATTCGCTCAGCCAGCGCTCGACCGTCTGACGCCCTTCGGCGCGGGTCATCGACAACGGCATTTCATTAACCGCAACCGCGTGGGTTCTGTCGTCTGGCAAGACGACTTCTTCAGCGACCACATCATGGTCCGCATCCGACTGGACAAATCGTAATCGGACACGTCCGGTCATCTCTGCCTCAGCCTCGCGACGGTGTTCCACCGTCCCGTCGATATCCGAACTGATCGCAATCTGTTCAGGATCCAGATCATGCGCTTGACGCCCATCGCGGGTTCTGAACACCAACACCCCATCCCGTTCGATTGCATCAAACCCATAGCGCAGCATCAGCGGTTGCAACGCCTGTCGCGCATTCATCACGTCCTCGACCGCATAACCCCGCACCACACCATAGAGCTCGGAGACATCAATCGCTGTCACGCCTGCCTCATGGCAGATCTCTGTCACAACCGAGGCCAGGGTCCGCGACCCGGACCGTCCGTTCAACCAATGCCCGCGCGCATAGTTATCTCCGTCAGACCATTGCGAACGCAGATTGGGAAATGTCGGGAACGGACGTGCGTCCCACGCCCAGACAAAGGCGTTCGACAGGTCAACCATCGGACCATCATAGATATCCGACACTGGGTTGATCTGCGGATCACCCCAATACCCCAGAACTGCTCTGAGGTATTGAATCATGATAAAATCGTCCCGCACACCGTTGGAATAGCTGGGTAAATCTGATTCTGACGATTTCGGATCCAGAAACTTGTTCGGCTGGTTCGTACCCTTGTCGATGGCCGCACAGCCCAGTTCGGTGAACCAGATCGGCTTGGCCCCCGGCACCCAGTCCGTGGGCGTTTGCTGCCGCACCCCTCCGATCCTCTCGTGATGTCGGTTTGTCCACCAGTTGCGCACATCCTTGTAGCGCCACACCCATGGTTCATCATGGGCATAATCGGTGATCGGACTTCTGATCTGCGCCTCGGCTTCCTCGGGTGAGGCATAGTACCAGTCATAACCCTCGCCGCCTTCGATATTGCCGCGCAGATAGTCCAGATCATAGATCGAACCGTTCGAGGTTTCGATATCAAGATGAGCTTCCCCGTCACGCCAATCCGACAGCGGCATGTAATTATCGATGCCGATGAAATCGATATTCTCATCCGCCCAAAGCGGGTCGAGATGGAAGTACCGATCACCGCTGCCATCCTGCGGCTGATACCCGAAATATTCGGTCCAGTCGGCGGCGTATCCGATCTTGATCTCTGGTCCTAAAATCGCACGCACTTCGGCAGCCAGAGACCGCAATTCCGCAACCGCCACGAAACCCGATGCCCCGCGGATTTGCGTCAGACCGCGCATTTCCGACCCGATACAGAACGAATCCACACCGCCCGCCGCTTTGCACAAGGCCGCGTAATGCAAAATAAAGCGCCTCAATCCCCATTCATTGGGGCCGCTATAAGACACCGTTCCGCTGCCAACAGAAAAATGCGATGCGCGCGCAGTTCCAAAGAACGCCGCCACCTGTGCATCCGCATCCGCGCTCTGATCCGGTGACCCCGACCGCCCCGGAGCCACACTCAGCGTAATCCGCCCCCGCCACGGCAGATGCGGTTGATCGCTTGCACCAGACCAAGGATCAGGCAGGCCGTTACCTTCTGATTGCTCCATCAGGATGAACGGATAGAACATGACACGCTTGCCAGAACTCGTCAGATGCCGGATCGCCTGCACCACTGCCGCGTCAGCCGGGGTGCCGCCATAGACCGGGCGCCCATCCTCCCATTTCACCTGCCCTGCCGCCGCACGGGACAAGCCCGAAACACTCCAGGGCATGTTCTTGCCCTCGATATTTTTGCGCTCGACCTTTGGGCGGATCTGGCACTCGGCGCAGCGCAGATCATCACCAAACCACGACACGATCAACGAGGCCGCCTCGCAACCCGGCAATTCTTTATCAAGCGCCCGGGTCGAGGTCACAAGATCGGACCTTCCCGAAGGTGAATTAACATTCGCCGCCCAGCTGCGACCTCGACCTTTGGTGTAATTCACCTGAGTTGAGGCCAGCGCGTACTCGCCCGTCCCCGGCATCAGCGCTACGCCCTTGATGATCCGCGACAGCGCATCATCGGCATCCGGCATGGCGTCCTGCTCCTGTCGCACCACTTCGAACGAGAATTGAGGTACGCGATTACCATACGGGGCCAGCGCAAGATCTTCGATTACCACATAGGCAGTGCCACGATAGGCAGGAACCGTACCTGCGCCCTCAACCGCTTCGATCAAAGGATCAGGTAGTTGCTCGTGATCGCCACGATATATCCGCATGTTCAAGGTTCTGCGCTCAACCTCCTCGCCATCCGCCCAGATGCGCGTGATGTCAGCAACCGCGCCCGCGCCGACAGCAATCGCCAGAGACACCGAATAGCTGTAGCTGTGCGTTGTTGTTGTCGTCGTGACCTCAACAGGTTTTGGCTTCCCCTTGCCGCTTCCACCTCCGCCCGAGGTTTGCGTCGAAGTCGAGGTAGATCGGGTTTCCAGAAAATCCGAGGCCCAGATGACCTGACCTCCAACCCGCATTCGGCCAAACACCGTCGAAACCGGTGCTCCTTCGCCGGTTTCAGTCAGGCGAAAGCGATCCAAACGTCCGGTCTCGACCACTTCGCTGCCGCCACCCATCACTGATTGGCTCGCCATCAAGCGGTTGTCGATCACGCGCCCTAGCGTCGCCCCTACCGCGCGTCCAATCACCGCTGTCGACAGACCTGCGACCGAACCGCCGATCGAGCCACCAATTGCCGCACCGGCGGCAGACAGAAGTATAGTAGCCATCAGAGGTCCTCCAGCGGGAATTCGAAACAGGCAACAACGCGGCGACGCCACGGTTCGCTCAGCGTGTTTTCGACAACGCCATGCCCGGTATAGGCGTGGATGAACCGCATTGGGTCCCGGGCACTGACGATGCCCAGATGTTTGGCAACTGCCGCATCCCGCATCCGGAACAACAGCACGTCCCCCTTGGCCATCTTCTCGGGTGATTTCTCAATCAGATGACGGCGGGCAGCAGCCCACATGCGTTCCTCGCCCTGTGGTTCTGACCAGTCCATGCTGTAGACCGGCACCGCTTCGGGCTCATGCCCCATCACGCTGCGCCAAACGCCCCGCAGCAGGCCAAGGCAATCGGCACCTGCACCACACACCGACGCCTGATGCACGTAGGGCGTACCCAGCCATGCCCGCGCTTCTTTTACGATATCTTGCTTTGTCCGCATCACCGCCTGCTCCCCCCTTTGTGTTGGCTGCTGCGCTTGGGAACAGCCATAACCCAGTCCTCGTGCGGCAGATCGGGGAAACCTTGAAAATTCAGCATGTTATTGAATTTCAACCGACAGGTGGTCATGCGTTTGTCGCAACCCGCGGTCAGTTGGACTCGATCTCCTACTGCCAGCCCGCCGCCAATCGACGACCACAGCGTGACATTGCGCCCATCTTTGACCTGTTCATCCAGCTTGATCGAAGCCCAAAGGCCTTGTGCGGCACCGTCCAGCACATCCAACCTGTCCCGCTCGAACCACCCCCCGTCAGAGCTCTCAGCACCTCGCAAACGCAGGACCTCCCCGTCCAGCGCATCAATTTCAGCCTCGGCACGATAGCCAGGCGTATCCAAGGCAAAACGGCACGCACCATCCCCCAGCACAGCCGTACAGGGCTTCTGATAAATCCGCCCCAATGGCCGGTTCAGCAAGTCGGTCAGCCCACGCAATTCCGCGTGAAATGCCCCACCTGCGCGACGCAGTTCTCCGATCGAGCCGCGAAACTGCAGCATCCGCTGCGCAGCATCAGCCCAGTTGACCAACCAGGCCCGCACCTCTGCGCCGTCAAAGCGGCCGGCCTCTATGTCTTCTTCCCGGACCGAGGCATCAGACAACGCACCCATTGCCTCGGTGTTGTCGATCGACAGGCCGGTTGCCTGTTCGATTGCTGCTGCTGTCAGTCCGGTGCTGGCCTTGAACGCCAGCCCGTCAAAACTCAACTCCATATCGTGATCGGTGAAACCAAAGGTCTGTCCGTCGCTGCGTGTGATCGCCCAGCAGCGGCATGTCGTGGTCAATCCACTCTGCAAATGCGCCTGCAGCGCTTGTCTGGCTCCGTTCATCAGACCCGCACCTCGACCACCGGCACGTTCGGGACATCTCCGGCCTGAAAACTGGCGACACTCGTCTGGATCTTGTCGGTGTCGAACCGTACCGGCACGTCAAACTCAAACCCGGCGGTGATCTCGACCTGCTCGGGCGGTGGTGTGGTAAGGGTCACGCGCCCGGTCACAAGATCGACCTCAAAGTCCACGCCCTCGCGCTGCGCGTCCTGATCCAAACCCAGCTTTACGGTCCCCAATACTGGTTTCAGAATAGGTCTGACATAGCTGAAACCACCCGAGCTATAGGTCTTGACCAACTGAAACGAGGTCGTTTCGCCATCCCCGCGCGCAATCACCTGATCGCCCTTGTCCACCTCGACCGAGGCCGCACCGGATTTAAAATCCGACCAGTCTTTCCAGCGGAACCCAAACATCTGGCCCTGCCGCGCCTCGAAGAACGAGATCAGCGTTTCAACATCATCCAAAGACCGCATCCCCAGCCCCGCGTCATAGCGCCTGCGCGAATGCGCCCAAGGCGTGTTGCGTTCTTCAAACCCGTTGGCCAGCGTCACGATATCCGTGCGCCGTTCCGGTCCCCCGACCGAGCCAAAGCTCAGGCTGGCGGGAAATCTCACCTCGTGGAAATTCATCACCTGCTCCCCTTATCTGTTCCGATTGCCGCGACCCAAGGCTCGGCTCATCTGCGCCGCGATCTGGCCCTGCGAGCGGCGGAACCCCTGCACATCGGGCGTCGAGATATTCATCACCACGTTGACCGCCCGGCCACCGCCCTGCGTTCGAACACCCAGCTTGCCATCCGCGCCACGCGCCAGCGGCATGATCGCCTCGGGACCCGCCTCACCCATCAACCCGGTGCCGCCTCGCATCGGGAACATGGTCGGGCTGCTGACCACGCCGCCATTGGCAAACGGCATCACGCGCCCTTGCGAAAAACTGCCGCCATCCGCAAACGGCAGAATCCCCTGCACCAGACCGCCAACCCCATTTGCCAGCATCCCGCCGAAATGATCCGTCACCGGCTTGATCGCCGCAGTATAAGCCGTACGGATCATCGAACTCTTCAGCACGTCCAGCGCCCCCGACAGGTTCATCCCATCCAGCACCACGCCATCAAACGCCTTGCGCAGACCGCCGGACATGCCGCGCTCCAGCGTGGCCACATCCTTTCCGGTCTCTTCAAACGCAGCCTTGATCCGCCGCATCTGACCATCAAACGCCGAGGCCATGGTCGCGGCGTCCCCCAGCGCATCACCCAGCGCCTCCCCCCGCTCCTGCAGGTCGTCAAATCCTTCACGATCCGTCATCACGCTCTCCTTGTTCCTTGTCCGGATAGGCCGCCTGCAGCGCATCCAGCCCCGCCCGGTTCATCGCTGGCATCCCAGCGCCCTGCCCCAGCATCAGTCGCAGCTCGGCGGGGGTAAGACGCCAGAACTGCTCGGGCGTCAGACGCAAGCCGAGGAACCCGGCCCGCATCAGGACGGGCCAGTCGAACCCGCTCACTGCCCCGGCACCATGAAGGCGCGCGCCAGCAACTCTGCGGCGGCCTTGGCCCCGGCCATCGGCCCGCCTTCGATTTCCGCACGCAGCAGGTCGGCGCGCGTGACGTCAGCTCCACCGCCTCGCAGACCAGCCACGATCAGCGCCAGCACATCACCGCTGGAATAGGCCCCGCCCTCAAACCGCTGCACCAACTCCACCAGAGACCCGGCCTGCAATTCCTGCTCCAATTCCGCCAAAGCACCAAAAGTCAGCTTGAGCACCCGCCGCTCCCCATCGATGGTCAATGCCACCTCGCCCGTCCACGGATTGGCCATCAGAGCGCTGTAAAGCTCAGCGCACCGGCGCTTGCCATGCTCATCTCATAGGTCGCCTCACCGTTATGCGAGCCCGCATATTCGATGCTGCTCACCTGAAATGGGCCTTCAACGATGCCGAATTCCGGGATGATCACCTGAAATCCGGGCGTCTCACCGTCAAAGAACAGCTGACGCGCACGCTCATCCGTGCCCGCATCCTTGAACACGCCCGAGCCCGAGATCGCGGCGGATTTCACCCCCGCCCCCGACAGCAGTTCACGCCACCCGCCCTGACTTTCCAGGCTGGTCACATCCACGCTTTCCGCATTGAAACTGATCCGCGTGGCGCGCAGGCCCGCGATGGTCTCGAACAGACCGGTGCCGTTCATATCCACTTTGACCAACAGGTCTTTTCCGTTCTGGGCAGCCATATGCTCTCTCCGTTGATTGCTTAGTCGTCTTCCACGCGGGCGCGGAACTTCAGATCGATCTGGCGGATCGCACCGCCGGTTCCGGTGCGTCTGGCGCGTGCACGTTCGAACCACAGCCCCACCAGATGACCCCGGTCCAAGGACAGCGCCGCCCCTTCCAGTGCGTCACACACCGCCCCGGCCAGTGTCTTGGCCGCACCAAAACCCGCCGCTTCTGAGACGATGGAGACCGTGAACCGATGCACCGCCCCCGCGCCGGACCGGTCAGAGGCATCACGCACCTCCTCCGGGCCCAGCGTCACATAGGTCTGCGGTACCGTCCCCGCAGGCACCGCGTCATAGATCGCACCGCCTGAAAGCGTGCTGACCTGCGCGTCGCCGGAAAGCTGTTGGAACACCGCCGCCTGCAATGCGGCTGAAACGCCATAGCTCATGCCGCCACCTCTTCATCCGCAAAACAGGTCAGGTACTGGCCACGCGGGTCGCGTTCAGCCACGGCGCGAATTACAAACCGACGCGCGCCCTCGCGGAACCGCTGATCCGGCGCGGGTCGCATCGAAGATCCCTCGGGTGCACCCCGCACCACGATGCGATAACCGACACGCGAGACCGAGGCACCGCCCACTGCGCGTTCCGACCCGCTGCGCGCCGTGACTTCGGCCCAAAGCGTTCCCAGCGCGGCCCAGGTCTCGGTATAACCCCCCGCGCCATCGGCGCTGCGGACCGGAGCCTCCAGCACCAGCTTGCGGTTCAATCGCGGCGCGCTCATTGCATCACCCCTGCGCCGAAGCGCACCGTGCGATAGCGCTGGATCAGGCTGGTCACGCCAAAGGGCATGCACCCCGCACCCAGCGCCGTCTCATCGCGATATTCATAGTAATGCGCCGCCAACAGCAGCACCGCCTGCCCAAGATCAGCAGGCAAGCCGCCCCAATCCACAGCCATTCCGGCCGTGAAGACGATCTTCACCGATCCGCCTTTCTGCACCATTGGCAAGCAGGCCCCCGCCGGACGCAACCGAGGCCGTTGCGTGTCACGCTCCAATCGATAGGTCGCGGCATCCAAAACGGTTTCGGTCCCCAACGCATCGGTCAGTGTGACCGAGGCAGCCGCAACCACCGGAGACACGGGCAGTACTTCACCAGCCGGATCACGCCAGCCATTCAGGTCCCACGAGAAATCCCGCTCGATCAACACCTTGCCTGTGCGCGCCTCGATCGCTGCGATGGCCGCGCGCAAAAAGCTATTTAGCACCTCGTCCTGCACATTGCCTTGGGCAAACCCCGTGCCCAGCCGCAAATGCGCCTTGAACTGATCCACCGGCAGCGCCGCATCCGCGATGGCGGTTTCTTCGATCAACATCATCCATACTCTCCGCAATCTCGGACCCTTCCGGGGCCAACTTCAGGAAAATGACGGGCACGCGCCGCCCCACGTTGCTCGGACGGAGGGGAGCAGCTAGACAACGCAGGGGATCTCACCCCGGCCCGCGCCCGCCGTCAGAAGGGCCAATGGCCCCCCGGATTCGTCACCGCTTAGGCAGTGCCGAATTTCAGCAGTTTGATTGCAGCAAAATCGCTCACATCGCCGCCCACGCGCTTGGTCGCGTAGAACAGGACGTGCGGCTTGGCGCTGAACGGATCGCGCAATACGCGCAGATCGGGACGCTCGGCAATGGTGTAGCCCGACTGGAAATCACCAAACGCGATTGAGAAGCTGTCAGTCGCCGCATCCGGCATGTCCTCGGCAATCAGCACCGGATATCCCATCAGACGCGCAGGCTCACCCGCGGCCAGACCATCCGACCACAGGAAGCGGCCATCGCTGTCCTTCAGCTTGCGGATCAGACCGGCGGTTTTCGAGTTCATCACGAAGGTGCCGTTCACCCGGTACTGCGCCCCCAGCGCATAGACCACGTCGACAATCGCGTCAGCTTCGACGCCACCGTCAATGCCGGTTGCGATATAGCCCAGGCTGTCCCACCCCCAGCTGTCATTTTCCATCGCACGGTGGTTCATGATACCCTTTGGTTTGTCCACGCCATCCCCATTGATGAACGCGGCCGCCTCGGCGCGGGCGAACTTGTCGGCAATACGACCGGCCAGCCAGCCCTCGACGTCAAACGCACTGTCATCCAGCAGACGTTGCGAGGCTTTCGGCAGCGCGCTCAACTCGTGCAGCGGGATTGAGATACGATCAATCGACGGGGTTGCGGTCTCCGCCGTGGCCGAATTTTCATCCGCCCAACCCGCGCCAACATCAGTGTGGTCGATTAACACGTCGAACGAGTTCGCCTCGACATTCACCACCGACGCAATCGAACGGATCGAAGCCGTCGAATTCAGAACTGACTTGACCATCTCGGCGGTTTGCGGATCGACCAGATAGCCGCCATCGCTGTTGACCGCGCTGGAAAGCGATTTGGTTTCCACCTCTAGGCCACGCAGCGCGTCATCATCACCGCAACGCACATATGCGTCAAAGGCCTTCTGGTGCGGCGCGCCGTCTTCGATAGATGCCGCAAGATGCGGACGTGCCGCGATGGTTGATTTACGATCCAGCATAGTCAGTCGCTCTTCTGTCTGTTTCATATTGGTTTTAACTTTAGCCTTCAGGCCCTTGAATTCATTAACGAAGCCAGCCATCGCCTGCTTCACCTCCTGAACCAGGGGCGCACCCTCTCCGGTCAAGGCCGGGCTCTCGGTCTTGCTCATCAGCATGTCCTGTTTTTCGGTGGGGTTTGAGGCGCGCTAGGTTCGCGCCAGCTCCTGCCGGGCATCGTTGAACACCTCGGCAATACTGCGCCAGGTGTTCTCGGCCTCGGGGTCGCTCCCCTTCGCCGCCACCCGCGCACTGGGCAGCATCGGGAAGGTCACCAACGACACCTCCCACAGCTCCAGTTCGGTCAGGACCCGCTGGCCCTTATCGTTCTTCACGGCCCGTTTGGTGCGATAGCCGATCGACAGGCCATCCATCGCACCCGCCCGGATCAGCTCGGCCGCCTCACGACCCTTCTGCGTGCTCTCCAGCAGACGCCCCTTGACCCACAGGCCCTTGTCGTCCTCACGCACCTCGTCCCAGACGCCGATGGGCTGCGCCGGATCATGCTGCCACAGCATCTTGACCCGCTGACCCGCCTTGGCGAGCCCGTCAAGCGAGCTTTGATACGCCCCGCGTTGCACCACATCGCTGCCCTGATCGACCTGCCCAAACAGGCTGGCATAGCCTTCGATCACCGCATCCTCGGACACGGAAAGGCCATCGCCAAACCGCGCAAACTTATGTTCTAAATCCATGAACTTCTCCATGTAACTCACTGAACTCATGGCGTTACCACCAGCAGAGACTGAAACGCCTGCGCCAGGATCACCGCCACAACGCCGTAGACCGTCAGCCATAACCGCTTTTCCAGCCGCTCCATCATCTCTTCGATTTGATCCAACCGCCTGCACAAATGCGCATGCTGAATCTCGGCCACCCGTTCATGCGCGGCCAGACGCAGGCCGGGCGCACACTCGAACGGAGGATACCCGTCACCCATCGGCACGCTCCGGCAGCCCCAGCAATGCACGCTTCTCGGCATCGCTCAGGAAATCAGCCCCATTGACCCGTGCCCATTGCGCGTCCCGCTCCGCTGACAGCGCAGGCACCTGATCCAGATCGGGTTTCAACACCAGATCCTCACCCGAGAACCCCGCCAGCCAATCCGACACCGCCGCCGCCACCCGCGTCACCAGGGGCAGCACGGTCAGGCGATAGAACGCCCGGTTGGCCTCCTGATAGTTCGAATAGGTCGCGTCGCCTTGTATCCCCAGCAGCATCGGCGGGACCCCAAAGGCCAGCGCGATCTCGCGGGCGGCGGCTTCCTTGGTCTTTTGAAACTCCATGTCAGAGGGCGAGAAACCCATCGGCTTCCAATCCAGCCCTCCTTCCAGAACCATCGGACGACCAGCATTGCGCGCCCCGCGATAGTTCTGCTCAATCTCGTCCGAAAGGCGCCGGAATTGATCCTCGGCCATCACCCCATGGCCATTACCGCCCTTCCAGACAAGCGCCCCCGAAGGCCGCGCCGCATTGTCCAGCAACGATTTCGACCACCGAGACGCGCTGTTATGCACATCAATCGCCATCGCCGCCGCCTGCATCGGCGAGAACCCATAATGATCATCCTGCGGGTGGAACGATTTGATATGACAGATGTTTTCCGCCGCAAACCGGTGCTTCTTGCCGCCGACCGCGTAGTCATACGCTTTGGGCCACCCATCCGCCCCTGGCACCACGCTCATCCGGTCCGAGCGCAAAACGTGCAGCTCAACCGGCAAGCCTTCTTCAGCCTGTACAGCCTCAACATAGGCATTGCCCGACAGCAGCAGCTGCCCGAACAGCGCCTCCATCAACTCCGCCCGCCCCTGCGCCGCATTCGGACGGCGCATGAGGCTCAGGATCGGATGCACATCAAAGCGCTGCGCCTGATCCTGCAGCACCAAAGGCAGTGCCGCCGCCGCCTCAGCAATCAACTTGACCGAGCGGAACCCCACCGGGTTTCCCGAAAACCCCGTCCGCGTCAGCGACACCGCATCCCTGGGGCTCCACGCCACGCGCCCGCCCGTCTGCCACGCCACCACAGGCCCCGCCGCGCTCGCCTTTGCCTCGGGTGCTGCCTCAGCCGATCCACGACGCAAGAAATCGAATACCATCTGTGCTCCTTTCTGCCGCCGCTCTGCCCGGCTTGTTGAAAGGAGTTATGACGCAAAGAAGTTTAAGCCTCGGGAATGGGGCGTACGGAGGGTAGGCAACGGGTCGACATCCGTCAAAGAAATGCTCAGAGCACCAAAGGCTTAACCGCCGATGCTAGTCGTCGTCTCGCATGCCTACAAAGTAATGCCTTGTTAGACCTGCGATTACCAATGCTGTAGCCAGCAAAGTTCCCATTCTGTGCTTCCCAGTGAAGCCGGGCTGATCAAAGTACCAAAGCGCGCCGAAACACCCAAGGAGCACCAAAGTAACAAGTAAAAAATAGGTTTTTCTGTAGGACATTTCCAGCACCCTCAGATTGCACACTCCAAACCCTTTACAACTTGGCGCGCTGATGTCAATTGAGGGCCATATTCGAAAGTTCCGCGCTTTTGCAAACGTTTATAAGGATCTGAGTCTTTGATGATTAATCACGTCAGAATGGCCTCACTCCTAATTTCTCTGTTGGCCTTGAATTGCAACATGGCGCTTGCCGAAGACGTGCAATCATCGCTTGCTCAAAAGATCAAAAAATTTTCCGAAACACGACAGGTTCAAGGAGGAAACAAAATTGGCAATCGCGTTTGGTTCCCCGAAATTCGTTTCCGGCAATATATCAAATTAGACGGCTGCAATCTGACTGCCGAGAATGAAGAAACGACGACACAAGGCATACGAACTCATGGCATCACTTTTGATCTCACAAAAACTGTACTACCAGATCCCAGTGATCCGGACAGCGCGGATTGGGGTATAGTCAGTTTCACGGAGGGTGTTCAGTGGGGAGAGATAGTGTTTAGGTTTATCAAACCGTACACTCCTACTCCATATGGAACCGGAGATCTTTACGGTTCCATGGAGTTTTCTCCTGTGAAGCTCTACTTGTTTGGGATGCAAGAATTGCAGGACGTTGAGCAACCTCATCGCCTTCTGGTATTACTTCAACATTATCAAACGCAGTACTGCGCCTTTATCGGATAG